CTGTAAACTCGTCGTATGCCTTGATTTTTGCTTCCAATACGGCTTGCGACAATGCTCTCACCTCCTGGTGAAAGCACCTGCCCTAGTGCTGTCGGTGCCCGAATAAATCAAATGCAGGCTGGCGAGTGGGCGGCCCGCCCCCGTCGCGAACGGGTTGCCTGCAAGAATTAAGTTCTTTTCACGGTGACACCGTGATTCGATTTTTGGTGTGGGTTGTCGCCTATATCCGGGTCCTCGTAGTACGCTTCGCACCAATCCTGGAACTTCCGGTAGGTGTCTATGGCTTCCGTTTTGGGCGGTTCGTGCCCTCGCTGGTTCATAGCCGAGAACAGCCCGAAGTATTCCTTGGTGATGCATACCAGACGGCGCTGGTTGGCGGTCCATTCGCTCACAGGTCCGGGAAATATGGTTGCCGGGTCGGCAGTCGCCTTATAGGTTTCCGCCCACGCTCGGTTATAGAGCACGATTGGGACGAAAGTAATCAGGGTCATAGCCCATTTTGAACAGCCGCCACTTGGCGTAAAGCTGCACCATAGGTTCGGTTCCCACGGTTTCCTCCAATTCCTCAATCTGCTCTATGCTCTCGAAGTACGGCGGCATGGTCTTGGCGTCATATTCCTGGTCCGGCAGCCTCCGGCAGCAGCGTAGCAGCTCCGTGTGGACCTGATGCTTTTCTGCCTGATACTCAGCGGTCTGCGTGATCAGATGCTGCTCCAGGTTCTCCATCTGTTCCATTTGGGCGAGCGTCCTGCGCTCCTCCTCGGTGTAGAAGCTCTGGAGCCACTCGAAGCGTTGTTTGCCCAGCGCCATGATGGCCTCGTCCCGTGCCTGCCGCTCCTCCGGCGAGAGAAGTTGCACTTCCTCGTCGGTGAGCCTGTCGTATGGCTTGTCAAGCTCGGCGGGTATTGATTTCATCAGCCGCTCCTGGATTGCCAGGACCTTGGTCCGCAGGTTGGTCGGCAGCCCAGCCTCCTTCGCCTGCCGGTCCAGGTATGTCGGGAGCAGCGCCCTGGCAAACCATCCTCCTTCGTTGAACAGCTCTTTCAGCTTGGCGCTGTACGCTCTGTTCGCCGCACCTTTGTCCGCTCCGTTCATTTTGACAAACAAAAGGCCCGGCAGGTCGGGTATGTGCGGTTCAAAATTGCCAGAGGCGACCGATTCCAGCCGCCTCGTATTAAATTCTTGCCCGAGAATCGAATTGCCCTGTGTCATTCGGTTTCAGCTCCTTCTCTTACACCACGTAGACGGTTATGAGCTTATCGCCTGTAGCCAGCTGGTCTGCCGTGTGCAGGGTGATGGCGCTGCTGGTTTCAGAGTAGTATCCGGCAGCAGCTGTAGCGGCCCGCTCCAGGATTTTGACGGTCGAATCGGCGGTATTAAACCGCATAGCCAGGAGTGCGTAGCGGTCGGTGCCCTCCTCGTCTTTCCAGGCTACAGCGGTGTCACCTGTCGGCAGGGTGCAGTTGGTTACCGGCACGCCGGCACCGTCGGTGACGTCAATCTTGATTTTCTTCCCCGCAAACTCAATGCCCCACAGGCCCTGGAAGCTGTACCGCTTGGCGTCGCCACCGATATTCTTCGGTGAGCTGTCAACACGGCAGGGGCCGATAAAGTGTGCGCTCAAAGCTGCGCCGTCGTCCTCGGTCACGTTGCAAATTCCGTAGAACTCGAACAGCTTGTTGTCCAGGCCGCTTACAAAGCTGGCCTTGGCGATTCTGTTAAGGGCCGCCTGGATAAACTTGTTTCCGTCGCTGCCCTCAGCGTCCATGTTCCCCTTGATGCCCTTGTAGATTGTGGTCATGCCCACGGGCTTGTTCTTGCCAAACTGCCCGGAACCGCGAACGTTGACCTCATGTTGCGGGTCCCAGGAGAAGGCGGTAATGCCGGGGATTGCGTTGGTTTTCATGGCTGCGGCTGCGTTGGCGGAAGTATCAAAGGTTCCCAGCAAGATTGCCGGGGAAGTAACCAGCACAAGCTGGGCGTTTTTGTTTTGTTCGAATCCCATGTGTGGCTCACTCTCCTTTACTTTTCATCGTTGGTTGACTTGGTTACTTTGTAGCGTCAGCTACGGTGGCGGCCTTCTGCTTGCCGCCTACGGTCATTACCGCCCCACAATTGTGGCAGTTAACCTCGATAGCAGCGACGGGTTTTTTGTCCAGGACATTGTCCTCGCCGCATTTTTGGCATTTATGAACATAAACTTCCATGTCGGCTGTGCCTCCTTTCTTAGAATGGCTTCTCCCACCGGACCACCCAGGTCATAAAGATGCTCTTGTTCGCCGGTTCGTTGGGGTCCTCTATGGGATCCTCTATCGGCGACGGTCTCTCCTTGTCCACTACGAACCATATCTCCCCGGCTACTACCGGGGCGTCCGGGTTCGTGTAATCGTACCTGGGTATCTTTAACCCGGCCCTGGTCGGTCCTGCAAGTGTGGCGTACACGGTATCCCGGTGCGCCCTCGGTTTGTTCCACAGGAAGTCCTGGTCCAGATCCCCGGCTCGGTGTTTCAGCTCGATTTCTATTTGCGTTTCGAACCGTTCCTTGGTTTGGTTGCCAGCCCAAAGGTTGCCAAAAGCTTCACCCCTGGAATCCGGCAGGTTTGGCAGCTGCTTCAAGATTAGCCGCTTGGCCCCATTGGGGAGCGGGATCTTGCTTTTCTCGACCAGCTGTAACTCATCCGCTGTAGTCAGACCAAACGCTGCCAGATTAGCCTTGATGTACTCACCTATGGATATCATTGTGTTATTCATAGGTTTTACCCCCTTCCATCCCGCAGCGATTGTCCTAGCGCTGTTGCTTTTATTGCTGCATCCATCTGGTTGTTAAAAAAACGTTCGATTAGCGGAATGTTTTTACGGAAGAATCCGGGTCCGCCTGGCTTCTTCCTGCGCTTCAACTTCAAAGTAACCTTGCCATCCTTGGCGCGCTTCAGCACGCCAATCGCAAACAAGTACCGGCGCTGCTTATCTGTCAAAGGTTTTCTCTTTAACTGATCCCGGTATTCCACATATAGCGCGTATTCCACGTTAGTCCCAATTGATGCTTCCAAATTTGCAAGGTTGATATGAGTCGTGCTTTGGGCTTTTCCTTCTCGGATTACCCCACTTTTCAGATCAACGCCTGCGGCTTTTGCTAAATCACCTGCTATACTCGCCTGGAGCCGTCCGGTGTCTACCGAGCAATCATTGGCTATCCTGGCTATGCCGTAAAGAGTCGTGTTAGTTACGGCTGTAGCACAGTTTTCCGCCAAGAGTTTGGCATCCTCCTGGGCCAGCTTAAGCAATTCTTCCGTGCCAGTGAACTTAATGTCGTAAAGCGCTTCCATGCGGGCCTCACCCCTTCTTGGTGGCGATTATGGTCCACAGATTCACGCCGTTTAGTGGCGGGCGCCTTATTTCCTTTGGCCTCCACAGTACACCGTCATACTGTATGCGGTCAGTATAGAGCGGCTTCGTTGTTCGCCTAACGGTAAACTCAACATCACCTGCCTCATAGGCTCCACCAGAAGTCATGATTTGCTCCAGGGTTAGCTCCTGTACCATTGCTCCGGTCACTGTAGCATCGGTCGCATAGTTGTCTACGGCCTGCGTTCCGGTCTTTTGGTTGGCAGGCGTTGTGCTGACATAGGTTTTGTAGGTTATGGCTGCTTCAGTGTACGGCGCCAACTCTGCCAGGGCGCTGTTTATGTCCTGTATATCCTTGTCGGTTATGAGTGGCATAAGTTATCAGCTCCCTTATTCGTCGGCTCGCACAAAGCTACCGCTCCGTGCTCCACCTGTCAGTCTGGCAGCTATCCCGGCCTTGTTTGCTACCTGGATATAATCCCTCCAAGCATTTTTGATTTGGCGGTCATAGTTCCCGCTGGCGCTGGTTTTGTTGATGCTGATTTTGTCCGGGACGGTAATGGCGGCATTTTCAGCGGTTTCCGCTGCCTTTGCCGACAGCCCCAAATACCTGGCATGGTAGCATATCGCTGTTTCAGCGACTGTCGGCACGTCCGCGAACGTCGCGTATCCATGCTGAGTGATGGCCTCCGTCAACCATGCGTCGTACTCGGCTTGGGTTCGGCCCGGCATGATGGCGTTCTGCATCCTGGTTCTCAGGGCTGCCTGATCTGCCATTTTGTCCTCCCCCTCCTAACTTGGGCGGTCGCCCTCGGATCAATGGGTTTACTCGTTACTGTCAGCCTTGGCTGCCGCTTCCTCTGCTTTGATTATCGCTTCGATAATCTCCGCTTTCCTGGTGGGTATCGGATCGACTCCCAGGGCCGCTGCCGTTTTAGTTAACACAGGAACGGTGTATATCTCCAATTCCTGCGCCCTGGTCGTTTCCTCTCCGTCTTCATCGGCCTCGGCGTTGTCCACGGCCTGGATAGCCCCGGCGGCGAGAAGCTCGTCGTAGGTTTTCTTGTCCAGGGTTATGGGATCACCCAGTAGTAAGCATTTGTCGTCCAGCTTCACACGGGTTATGCACTTGGTCTTTATTTGCTTGGCTGCCATGCCAGCACCCTCCTCTCAAAATTACCAGAAGGCCGCCGCGGATGTACCCGCTGTCACGGCCCTTGCTGTTTAGTTTGCCCGGCTGTTCCGGGCCGGGTCTTAGCTGTGAACTGTTGCAATGAAGATGTTGTCGATTGTTTCGAAGCTCGGCAGGCAGATTTCACTGACGATGGTCATCACATTGACCGGATGTGCTTCCTTTACTGTTGTGATAGCTACCCCGGTGTTAACGATTTCGACCTGAGCGTCAGTGTTGCCGGCCATTAGATCAGACTCTTCCGGTGTGGTCCCGTAGTAGGTGTTCCCCATGTTGCCGTCAGGCAGCAGGGTGAACACGTCGTCCGGGAAGTACAGGGTGGCGGTGCCAGCCTCGTTCTTGAACTTTTTATTGTAGACGGCTATCTCCAGGCCCACTTTGTCGAGCAGGTACGCCTTCAACAGTTTGTCGGTCAGGATAATTTTGGAACCTTCAACCACGTTGATGTCCTGCTTGATTTTGCTGTTCTTCAGCAGGTAGTTCCAAGATTTCCTGGTGCAGATGGCCCTGGTCGGCCTGGTCCCGGTGGCATCTTCCCGGTCGTCCTGCCATCTTACGATGTCGGCTACCGGGTCGCTGTTGGTCGTGTCAGACCACTTAGCAGTACCAGCCAGGGTTTCTTTTTGGGCGGCTGCCAGCTTGTAATCGTACTGGTAGTCCACCCGGTCAGCGGTGATGTTGATTTTCCCGGTGGACAGGAGCTGCATCCTCATGCGCTCTGCCTGTACATCGCCGCCGTCAACCAGTCCGGTTACGTCATCGAAAATTTTATTGATAACGGGTTCAACCATTGCAGCGTTGTTGGCTGCAGCGGCCTTGTTGATTTCCTGGCGGTCCTTCTCGCCGATTCTCATGCTCTCGCGGAAAAACGGCATTTCGGTTTCCACCTTGGTTACACCGATTCTGTCCCTGACGGCTGCTTTGGTGTCAAACACCGCAGGCATCAGCGCTACCGGGAGGCCTTTGCTGCCTTTAATCCAGGACAGATCCAGGCCCAGTTGCTTCTTGCTGGGGAACAGGGTTGCACCCAGCATCGGAATTTTCTCGGATCCGTTGCTGGTGTAGTATGTCGAAATCTCTCTGGCGTTGATAAGATCAAAGATATTCATCCGATGTCACTCTCCTCTCTTGTTTGGCGGGTTATTAGCCCCGCTTCATGAACACAATCCGGGTCTTGAGGGCCGCGATTGCATCGGCGCACGGTGCCTCGGGCAGCTTGTCAAGGTTGACAAAGCCATGAATCAGCACGGGGCCGGATTTCGGGCCGCTGGTTACATCAACGTCCTCCAGGATCACGCCTTCTGCCGCGGTTCCGGTACTTGCTACACCGCTAGCAAGAGGTGTTAATGCCACAGCCGCCATGACCCCTGTCCCGTCGTTTGCAGCAGCATTAGCGGCAGAAACCCGCTCGCTGGCATCCGGGTCATTGTTCACAGCGGATATAACCGCAGCGGCAGTGCTGGTGATTGCCGATACTCCATCGGTTGCCAGGGAAACGCTGATTTTGTTGTTTACGGTGGTCACCTTAAGTGCCTGGTTGGCAGCGCCAGGGTTCAAGATTTCTACGCTTATGCCACTGGCTCCAGATGTTTTGGCCGTAAACACGATGTCATTGTTCGCGCCGGCCGGGACGAGGGTTGCGCTGTCGTAGGCGCCCTGGGTATTTTTCTTCTGAACCTTTTGGGTCTTGTCGGTCAAGAATGCAGCAGCTGCGCCTCCGACAACGGTCCCGGCGGCAACAATCTTCTTGCCGTCGGCATTGGCTACGATCCCGGTATCGTCTACGAGGCCAGGAATAGCCACGTAGTGGTCGGGAACAGCCAGTATTTGTTTGGTTCCGGTGTAGTCTGTAGTAGTAAACTTCATGAGCCGCTCTCCTCCTTTAGTTCTTTAAATTTGGACTTCTGCCCTAACTCCCGAAATAGGTTTTTTGGTGGTCCACGGCAGTCTTGACGGTTCCGCTGTTCTTTTCAGCCAGCTTCTTGCCAAAGTCCCCCGCTTGGTCCGTTCCGCCACCGCCGCTCTGGCGTTGTCCGCCTCCGGCACTGCCCGGCATTCCGCCCGGCCTACCCGGTGTCCCTGTGCCGAATAGGTGCTCGTTGTCTTTCTTGAAGGCTTCCACAGCCTCCTTGACGCCGTCCACCTGCTTGGCCGCCAGGTCCTTCACTTTGATGTTGGAGCGGTCAATAAGGGCTGCTACCTGTTCGGGCTTAATGGCCCCTAAGCGTATGGCCTCGATTTCGATTCGGGTGTCGATGAGCAGGGTTTCGGCGAGCACCTTGTTGGTTTTGGCTTCGGTTTCCGCATTAGCAGCCCGCTCCTTCTCCTTCTCGGCCTCGGTCTTGTTCTTGTCTGTCGTTTCCTTCCCGAACTTTGCTGCGTTTAGCATGACCTCATAGCTCTCGAAACCCGCATCTTTGGCCTGCTTCTCCAGCCTGGTTGTGGCCTCTCGGTCCATCCGAGAATGGAAGTCCTGGGCAGTGTTGAACGTGATTGGCTGTTCGCTGCCTCCTGCTCCGCCTGCACCAGTTCCTTCGGCTCCGGCTCCTCCGGCTCCTCCGCCGCCTCCGGCACCGCCTGTATCGTCAAAGCAGCCCCGCATCCTTGTGAAATCGTGCCTGTCCCTCCAGGGTAGCCCCATGATTGCCCTAAACATTAGCCCTTCCTCCTCTTGTTTTTTATCCCGCTGTTGTTTCCAGCGGCCCCGCTTATGCGGCACTATTGATTTATACCCCGCAGTTGGCTCTGCGGACCCGGTTTCCCGGCCTGCCCTCAGACCCTTCCCCCGCCTGGGCGGTCCGGCGGTCATCTGTTTATGTTTACGGCGTACGCCGTTATTTGCGCCCGGCCACTCTAAGCGTTAGTTTTTGAGCACCCGCCGAAACTGCTCCCGGCTCCAGAGGGGCCTCCCCCTCCGGGTCCCTTATTTTCGGTATAGATGTCACCTATGGGAGTGTCCCCGATGGTCCTGGGGTTGCAACTCACGGTGTTCGCCGGAGTGGATTTCTGAAGCGTCACAACCTCGGCGCTTTTGAGATTGCCCTGGTCATCCATATCAACTTTGATGGCCTTGCCGGATGCCTGGCAGGGGTTTTCGCTTACGCAGACGGTCCCAGCGCAGAGCTTGACGCCTGAATCAAAAGTCTCTTGCTGTACCGGACAGAAATCCTCCGGCAGCTGCCACATGCCTACGCCCGTTCCCCTGCATACGCTGGTTTTCCAGACAAAGCCGAACCTGCCGCCTGTCATGCCGTTAAGGCTGGCTCTGTTGTCCTCGGCTATCGGGTATTCGACGGGTGCGCCGTCGTTGCTGCCGTCCGGGATGATTGCCAGCTGGGCATAGGTGTCACTCCAGACCCGGATGATGATGGCGGGCCGGAACTCCTTCTCTGTTGCCCTAAAAATGACGATTCTCCCGAGTAACGGGTGCGGCCTCGGCACATCTACGTCCGGGCCCGGCGTGGTTGTGTGGTTGTTTTCCATGGTGATCCCCCTTTTGTTTTTATTGAGAAATAAAATAAACCCCCAAATGGAGGTTTAAGTTTAAACTGTTTTTGGATATAAGAAAAGCGCCTTAACCTTAAGGGTTTAGCGCTTCTCAAATTGTATGTTGTTATCCCCGGGATAAGGTTTTTGATGCTTGTTTTCACCGTTCCAGATCTCCAATGGTATTCCATCGGGGAATGCGGAACAAGAACGTTGCTTATTGATATCAAGATGTGTACAAAAAGCGCACACTTCGCTGTAAACCGGAATGTCATGGCCTTTATCAATTGTTACGCTCATTGTACTCACCAACTCTCTTGCTTATACTCTAAACTAAGTTCCCTGGCAACCCTGGACCATACTTCATGCCAATGAAGCTTATTAGCCTGTTCAATGGTCATATCTCCGGCATGTATTTTTGAATAAAACTCATCCATGACTTCCTGATCATACTTGCGCATTGCCGGTTCAATCTTATTTCTCCAAAAATTAAGAGACCAGCCAGTAACAGGTCGAGTCATGGAATACCTGTATTCTGTTCCCACAGCCCGGATTTCTTGGAGATTACGCGACGATGCAAAAGCTACATCTTCAGGAGATAGTGAACTGCCTCTCGGATGATTATGCGTAAAGATATTACTCTCAAATAGCTTTAGTTCTTCCTGAGTAAAATTGATATGGTCTTTGGCACCAACTTTTTCAAGAACCATCTTACCATTGGCGCCAAATAAATAGCCTTTTTCTGTGTCCCGCGGGGCAATTTCACGTTCTTTTTCTTTGAGTATCTCGGCAAATGATTTTTGAGGTGTCTTCTTTACGCTATTATACTGCTTTTCCGAATTCTTGTCACTACTTTGTTGCCCATCTGGAGCTTCATGGCCTTTTAATTCGGATAACTTTAAGACCCCGCTCTTATCCCAGGAGATCATGAATGGAATTCGGCGGCACCGGCATTGGGGGTGGGTGTGTATGATGGGTCGGGGGCCGTTTTCTCTCCGATACACTCCGGGATAGCCTTTAACACTCTGAAAACGGGGGTCGGCTCCATTGGCAATGGCGCGACACTCTGCCTCTACCCGATCGTCCCCCGCTGTAATCCAGGCATCAAAAATTTCTTCCGAAACCTGTTGCTGGGCCACAACAACCATATCCTCATGACCCATGTCGCTGGCCTTGAGTATTTCAGTCCTGGCTATAACGGTCGCCCGATTCTGCAGAGACATCGGTTTTTTTAGACCTTCAGTTGTTAAACCGGTGCCGAAAACCCGTCTGGCCAGTTTGGGAATACTCTCGCCCATGAGGGCTCCCTTGGTTAGCTGATCTTGAATTTTTACCAGGATATCTTTTTGAACTCTTCCGGCCAGTTGCGGAATATTCCCAATTAAGGCTTCAATCATGCCTTTGTTAATAAGGCCTATACCTACTCTTGTCCCAACGTTTACGCCGGCAGCGTTCAGTGCATCCGACACCAGCTGCTGGCCCATCATGTGGGCGCCCTGGATTGCTT